GGCCTCCGCGGCGTCGGCCCACTGGGCGTTGGGCAGGGCGATCTTCTGGTTCCACTGGATCAGCGCATCGGTGATGGCCAGGGCTTTTTCTCCGCACAACGCCGGCGCCAGATAGGCCGCCAGCCGCTTGGAGAGGGCCTCCACGAAAAGGGGATCGTATACATCGGTATTCAGCGTATACTGGACGTACTCGATCAAGACCTCGGTTTCGTCGGTCTGGAGCGTCCTGCCGACCACCTTCCACGCCGCCTGCGGGTTGGACATCGCCAGAACGCGGATACAGTCGGCGGGCAGACTGTAGCTGTACGCGAACCCGAACGCAGGAGTCGTCGTCAGGCTGCCCGAGATATCCGCCTGGGCCGTCAGGCACTTCCAGTCGTGGGCGCGGGCCACCGACCGAAAGGCCAGCTCGAAGTACTGCGCACAGAGCATCGCCTCCTGACTGACGCTTTCGTCGCCGGCGAATTCCATGGCGGAGATCGGTTTGGTAATCCCGCACTGGCCCAGGGCCATATTACAGATGCGAGTCAGCGAAAAACTCATGTCCAGACTCCTTCGCACATCGTCGGTGTCCTGCTCGAACGTCAGCCCAAACCCGTCCGGACGACGGAAGAGGGGGTCGGCATACGGTGGTTTGAGGGGCATGGGGCAGTCCTCCCTCGGTCAGTTCTCTGCGATTTCTCCGGCCGTGACGCGTTCGCCCATCGGCACCGTCGCCGTCAGCGTAAACAGCACGGTCTGGTCATCGCGTCGATAGTAGGTGAACGTGCGACTGGTTCCATGGTCGGTCACCCGCACCGCGCCGGCCAGGTCCGCCAGGAGACAGGTCCAGAGGGTCTCCAGGGTGATCCCATCGATCTGGGTGGCCAGCAGTTGCTCGACGATCGCGTCGGCGGTGCTTTGCGAGAGGGACGACGCCAGGGCGTTCGTCCAGATCGCATTGCTCAGGGCCGTCGAGGCCGGGGCCGCGGTCTTGGCCGCATCGTAGTCCGAGGTCAGAATCACCGGGTCCGTGGCCGGGTCCCAGTAGGACTGCCGCAGATCGTTGACGTCGATGTCGCCCACGCTGACTTCCTGGAGGGCCGCGGGCGTAAATTTGTAGTTGGCCCCATCGGCGGTTAGCATGGTATTGATTTTCGCCGTGACTGCGGACACGGCGGCGATATCCGCACTGACGCTTGCGCCGGCCGGAGACCCCAGCCGGGCATAGGCGTCCCCCGTCATCGCGGGAGCCGTCGAGCCCTTCCACTGCTCGACGTTGGCCGACACGTTCTGGGCCGATACGGACCTGGCATCGACTTCCGATTGGATCTGGAACGTATGCGTGGCCACTCCAGAGACGCCGTCCACGGTCGCCTTGACGACCACCAGGTAGTTTTTGCCCTTTTCGAATCCGGCGGCCGAGGTCAATTGCCGGCGAACGTAGTAACATCCGGTGATCGAATCAAATGGAGAGCCCACGGTGATAGAGACATCCTCGTCGATCCCCGTCGTCGAACCATCCTCGTAGATCGAATACGTCAGAGACGAGGGAGCGTAGGCCGCGCCGCTGGAGAAGCGGTGGGTGGTGACAGGGATCCCGACATAGTCGTCGATCTTCCAGGACCCCAGGTACTCCGCCAGGCCGGGGGGACACAAGCATACGACGATCAGCAATGCCAGCGTTCGCGGATTCATTCGTGACATTTTTGACACTCCTTATCGTACGACGGATCCAGATAATACGGATCGGAGAAATCCATGGGTCGGTTCCTCCTCGAAAAATTCGTCGGCGCCCACATCCCAGGAGCCTCCCTGCGGGCGGGCCTGGCCGTCGATGTCGATGGAAATATAGGTCGATGCACTCGACGAGCCCTGTCCGATCAGCCCGCTGCCACTGACCAGATGCAGATTCTCACTGCCGGGGGTGACATTGACGAAACAGTCCGTATCGAAGGCCACTTGGGAGGTCGATGCACTGCCATCGGCGGAGTAGCAGTTGGTCAGGGCGAGCTTTCCCGCCATGCCCCAATCCGCAGTTTGATTGCCGCCGGCGTAACAGTTGATCGCCGTAAGGGTCGTTCCCGTGTTCGCGTGGAACCCATACGTCTTATTGTTGACGGCCGTGCAATTTACGGCCAGGACCGGCGCGGCATAAGTTTTTGTGGTCAAGCCAGGGCCATTGGTGCTACCGGCGAACACGCAATTATACGCCCAACCGCCGCCGCCCAAAAACGCACACAAGGTATGTCCTCCCCGGACAATGCACTCTTTCAAATACACGTCTGTCAAGCAGTAGATCGTTCGGCTGCCCTGGGTACTGGTGTTATATATCTGCATCCCTTCCAGGACCGTATGGGCCGGAAGGGATTCGACCAGATCATCATACGGCACACTGGCGACGAGTCTATACTTGGAATTCGACCAGACGCCAGCATGCCGGTCTTCTGCGTCCACCCGGATCCACAGATAATAGCTGGAATTGGTCGTATAGCCACTGGGCGCAATCCGCGTAGAATCGGCGTTGGTGGACCCTCGGACGTTGATGCGGACGATTTTTTGGGCGGTGACCAGATCGCCGGCCTTGGCGTTCACGGCGGCGGCCACGGACGAATAGGCGTTGGCCCAATCGACCCCGCTGCCATCGCCCCCGACGACGTCGGTATCCACGTACCAATCTTCATAGGTCTGCCCAAGAGCCGAGCCCGCCATCGCCGCCAGCAAGATGCAGATCGCCAGTTTCTTCCTCATGGTTCTGTCCCTCAATAGAGGACCGGGGCCCGGTTCGGGCCGTACTGTCCGAAGAACACGATACAGATGTCCCGGCTCGCCGGCAGGGCCTGTCCCTCCGATGGCTGATCGGTGATCCGCACGTGCACCACGTGCCAGCCGTACGTCACCCGCGGAATCGTCAACGACGCCCGCCCGTCTTGGGCCAGCGTCAGCTCGCAGGGCAGATCCGCCGCCACGACCTCGCCGACGCACGGCATGCCCTCCGGGTCGCACCAGGTATAGGCCAGGCGCACGGCCCCGCAGGGCACCTCCCAGACATTGGGGTCCCCCGACACCGGCCCCAAGACCGCGAGGCCGCCGAACTGCGTCGGCGCGTTCGGATCCGAGGCGGTGAGGGACAAGAAGGCCTCGGTAAAGTCCGGCTGGGTCAGACAGGCGTCCCCGGCCAGCAGGTACCCCGGCCGGCCGAGGACCGCCACCGCCAACACCAGCGTACAGAGCATACAGGACAGTCTCATGAGTCTTTTTTCTCCTCGATTTTCTCCTGGATTTCTCGGCAAAGCCTTTCGAATTCTCCCGTCGGCTCAGGACGGGCCGGCGACGGGGAAGGGCCCGCCGCCGACCCCACAGACGAACAGACCGAGAACGATTCTTCCTCCAGCAGATCCGTCACCTTGTAGTGGTGGCATCGGACCGACGGATCGCACAGGATCGGATAGCCGCAGGCCCGAAGCCGATCCGAAAAAAACACGTCCCCGGATCGCTGGACATATTCGAGATCCGCCGACGGGCGATCCACGTATTCCCGGAAAAACCAGGGATACCCGACGGCCTGGATCGCCTGGCGTTCGACCAGCACGGTCGTCCCGCCGACGTGCTGGACGTAAAACGGCTCCGTCGGCAGCGGCGTGGCGCGAGGCCACCAGGACTTTTCGCCGACCGCGCGGACGTTCCAGAACGCCGCGCCTCGCCGGCGGATCGGTGTCACGCCGCAGGCCACCGGCACGCGGAGCGACAGCAGCCGTTCGACGGCGTCCGCAGGCGGTACCGTATCGGCATCCAAGAAAAAGATGTGCCGCACATCGGGCTCCCGGGCCAGGGCCGCGGCGATCGCCGCGTTGCGGTTGGCGTCGGGGGAGTCCCCGCAGGGCTGGGCGATCTCGACGTTGCGGTACCGGCGACACAGGGCCGCCAGCCAGAGCGTCACGCGCCCGTCCACCAAGGGATGACGGGGCACCGGGAGCACGATGAGCAGCGTATCCATCTCACTCCTTCGCGTACAGATAGTGGATGTCCACCGTGTCGGTGGTGGCCAGGGCATGGGCCGAGTTGATGCCCATCGTGGCGTAGATGTCGGTATCGGCCGTCAGGGGCTTATTGATCTGTTCGCTGGCCGGATAGAGGACCTGCGTTTTGGTGGTGGCCAGCGACGTCGTGGTGCCCAGCGCATCCGTGTCGCCGGCGTAGCCGATCTTCAGGATGCCGGTATCGCTGCCGTTGTATCGGAGAATGCCGAACAGCGGGATCGCCCCTTTGGGCATCTTGCCCAGGTAGATGGTGTCGCCGCTGGAGACGCGGGCCCCCGTGTACTCTTCCGTCATCGACCGGACAATCCCCCCGGATTGCTCGGCCTTGAGCCGGTTGCTGGGCGTCAGGGACGCCAGCACGGTGGCGTTGGTGCCGTATTTTGTAGCCATATTCGTTATTTCCTTTCTTTACGGTCCTGAGGGGACCGGACTATTGATCGGTTGTCACTTCATCATGGCGCGGCCTTGAGCAGGATCTCGACGACGGCCGGGCCTTCATTGCGTTCGGCGCCGACCTCGAGGGTGCACAGCACCTGATCGGCGTCCTTCTCCGGGATGCGTTCGATGACGGTCCGCACATCGCCGCCGATCCCGAAGGTCACTGCGCCTTCGGCGAAGGCGTAACTGCGGATGCAGTTGGTGTCGATGGAGTGCATTCGCAGGCCGGTGCCCGTGGCGCGGTACTCGATCGGGATGACGAAGAAGCCCAGGATCTGCTCGATCCGGCCGGTCTTGATGTCACGCACCACCTTCATCTCATCGCCGCCGAGCGTGGTGTCCGACAGCAGGGCGTTGATGTTGTAGTTGTTGGTCACGAGGTACCGACGTCGGTCGGGATCGATCTCCGCGGCATCCAGCAGGTTCTTGGCCGTCACCAGCTTGGTGTAGGTCAGCGCCGTTTCGGTCGTGTTGGAGGCGTCCGAGCCGGCGGCGACCACCGTCCCGTCGCCATTGATGATCCGGCACTCGCCGACGTCGTAATTGTGGATCAGTGTGGTCCCGGCCTCTCCGCCGTGGGCGACGCCGCCCAGGGCCTCGATGATCCACATGTCCTTGGCGCGATTGGCCGCGGCCACGCAGTTCTGGACGTACTTGCCGTGCGGATCGATGATCATCTTTTCGGTGTCGGCCCGGTCGATCAGATGTCGACTGGCCATGTCATGAATGGTACCCTTGCGCCGGGAGTGCTCGAACT